TAGCGGTCTTTAACGACTTTTTTCCCGCTTTATAAATTCTGCATGTCGTCAAACTTGCTACCTTACAAAGGAGACTAGAGATGGCAAATCTACAACCCGTACAATATAAGTACACCTCGACAAAAGAGTATCACGATGCTTTTCCATGTGCATATCGCCAATGGAGAGCCGATAGTCACTGTAACCTAAATCACGGATACAGTTTTTCAATGAAGTTCTATTTTGGAACTAACGACCTAGACGTTCGTAATTGGGCGGCTGACTACGGTGGCTTAAAAGAACTTAAAAAAATCTTAGAAGATCAATTTGATCACACTACCCTAGTTAGTGCCGACGATCCAGAACTAGAATTCTATAAAGAGATGGAACGCCGTAAGTTAGCAAAGCTAACAATACTGCCAGCATTAGGTTGCGAAGCACTGAGCGATATGCTGTACAAGTATGTGAATGGTGTTTACATTCCAGACATGTGGGGTGACGGTGAAAGCAAACGTCTTTGGTGTTATCGTGTAGAAGTACGTGAAACCCAAAGTAACATGGCATTCCGTGAAGGTCATCGTGAATGGAATGAAGATCTATTTGCGTAAAGTATGGAGACTTTGGGCCAAGGCCCTAGGTGAAAAAATGGGCGATACTGATCGAGAAGCTGATCGTATTGCCCTTATTCGTACACTAATTGTATCTGTGTACATGATAACCAATTTGTTCATTATTGCTGGTGTTATTAGACATTGGTGATTGACAATGCTACATAAATCCTGTACAATAAGATATTACTAGAAAGGTGTTTATGTGGAATTCATTTCGTAATTGGTACATTTATAATCAAGATCAAATTACTTGGTTTATTATTGGATGGCTGACTTTTGCCGGCATTGATAGTATTGCTCGCGGTAACTACATTTGGGCACTTGTTAACTTTGCTCTTGTATACGTTAACTATAAATTTTCAAAGGTGAGAATGTGATTGACTTTGCAGGTACCTCTAACCCTGTGGAAACACAGTATCAAGTTATTAAAGACATCCTCTATCAAGGTGTTTGTGAAGTTGAGTTTACTAAAGTAAGTGGCGAGCTTCGAGTCATGAAGTGTACGCTTCATAAAGATTGGATGCCTAGTGAAGCAATTCGCGAACATCATCAAACCCGTCTGCTAGATTTAGAAACCGTTCCGGTTTTTGATACAGACAAACAAGAATGGCGTAGTTTCAAAACTATGCGTGTACTAACCGTTAAATTAATAGATCATGGAACAGAAACACTGGACACTTAATATAGAAGAAGATCCCGCAACAGGAGATGCTATCCTAATGTTCCCTCCAGAACTGCTAGAGAAGGCAGGATGGAAAGAAGGGGACACGATAGAGTGGATTGATCGTAAAGACGGTTCTTGGGAACTTAAAAAGAAAGAACCAACTCAATGGGTGCTAGTTGAATGTGTTAGCACATTTCGTGAACGCTATATGGTTGAAGTGCCAGTAGGTGTAGACCAGTACGGTAAAGATAAAACTCTATGGGCATTAGATACTGTAACAATGAACGAAGCTAAAGAATTTAGCCAAGAACATATCGGCGAACAAATTGTGTCTCATCGTGTTGTTACTAAGGAAGAAGCACTGGCGTTGTGCGATAAAGACAACGACTATGGTACTTCTTGGGATGAAGATACAAAAATCAAAAACTTTTTTACAACTTGGAAAGAACAAGTAAATGACTGATACTAGCCAGGTTGTTACTCTAGAGGGAGATCCGGAGCATCCTGGAAAATTAATGATGCCTTTCCCTCCTGATCTATTGGCTCAAATGGGGTGGGACTACGGTGATGTACTAGTTTGGAAAGATTATAACGACAGTGGTTTTTCACTTTCTAAGAAAGAATAAAATGGGTAAGATTGGGTTTGCATGTAAATGGATTGATAATCCTGCACAAATTGACGGTATTAAGCCTACAGACGATGCTAAACAATACAACACAGGTTCTACTACTGTGGCATGGCTCAAACGTCAAAGCCAACAGGTAGCAGAAGAAAAACTGTGGGACCTAATGAAAGGCAACATTGAAGCTGTACGCAAACTAGTAGAAAAAGTAGGCACACTTGATGAATCTCTCCGAATGGTACGTATTAGCAGTGATATACTTCCTGTCTATACCCAACCTGATTATAGCTACTTTTGGCGTCTACCAGACGTTCGTGCTTATGCGGAAAAGCACTTCGCCCAAGTGGGTGCTTTGGCTCGCACTAATAACGTTCGCTTGTCATTTCATCCTGGTCAGTTTACTGTGCTGGCTAGTGAAAATCCCGGCATTGTAGAACGTTCAATTGAGGAGTTTGAATATCATGTGGATATGGCCCGCTGGATGGGATTCGGTAAGACCTTCCAAGATCTTAAAATCAATGTTCACATCTCGGGTAAACGCGGCCCCGAAGGCATCATTGACGCATTGGGAAAGTTATCCCCAGAAGCAAGAAACTGCATCACAATCGAAAACGACGAAAACTGTTGGGGAATCGACTCAAGTATCGAACTCGCAAAACATTGTGCCCTCGTACTTGATATACACCACCACTGGATCCGTACAGGAGACTACATTCAAGCCACCGACGATAGATGTCAGCGTGTGATTGAATCGTGGCGTGGCGTTCGTCCTGTTATTCATTATTCAGTCAGCCGAGAAGATGTGTTAATAGGGCATTGTCCAATTACGTTACCTGATCATGCATTATTGCTAGAGAACGGCTACAAAAAACAGAAGATGCGAGCACACAGCAACTTCTATTGGAACAAGTCTGTTAATGATTGGGCATTGACTTTTAGAAAAGACTTTGACATTATGTGCGAGTCTAAAGCTAAAAACCTAGCTTCTAAAACACTGTACGATTACAGTTTAACCAATTAAAAAAGGGCTCTCGGAGCCCTTTTTTATTTTACCTTCTTTGCTTTAATTACTGCTACCTTTTTTGGTGCAGTTTTTTCTGCTTTAGGCTTTGTGGCTTTTGCCGGAGTTGCAACCACAGCTTTAGGAGCACGTGGTTTACGCGGCGTCTTAGCAGTTACCGGAGTAGTAGCGGTTGCAAAATCCATTGGTTCTAAATCTAATGCGACTGAAACCGGATCAACCTTAGCTTCTACTACTGGTTGCACTTCCTCAACTACCGGTTGTAGTACCACATCATTTGCATGTACAGGCTTTGTTTCTTCAACCTTGGGTGCTGCCGGTGTTTCAACTGGCTTGCCTAGGAAGAATTCTTTAATTGTTTTAAACATCGATATCTCCTTAAAAGTATTAACTCGATACTTTATTTACTATTACAGGAATTTCATTTAACACCCTTTGAGTAACTTAAAATAAATACTTGTAGAATACTACCTGCTGTTATTTTGACAGAATTTTACCAGAATAAATATGGTGTAGTACAGAGGAAATTATGCCACTAAATCAACAGATTATCAATATCGGTAGCGAACCAAACGATGGAACAGGCGACAGCGTCTATGCAGCTTTTCAGAAAGTTAACTCTAACTTTACAGACATCTATACATTGTTAGGTTTTGGTGCTGGATTCAGACCCAATGCTATTTTACAAGTTAACGCAGAAGGTAATAAATTTCTTAATAAAATTTTAGTAGCTGGCACAGGTATTAACATTGACTTTGTTACAAGTTCAACTGAAATCAGGATCGTTAATACTGCATCTAGCCTATCAAGTGATAAGAATCCAACACTAGCAGCAGACATCAGCGGTGAGAATGCATTTAGTATCATTAACATGGATAACACAGGTCCACATGCAGATTGGGATGCAGTTAGTCGTAAGTGGGTTTATGAGAACTTTGTTAACCGTGACGGTATTACTAGATATGATAACACTAGTGTAAGTGAGAGCATATATGACGGAATGAGTACGATTCGGGATAATGTTGAATTATTAGTAAGTCCTACAAGTTCTACTCACATTGTTAACAAAGGATATGTTGACGAACTTGTTGACAACAGTGGTTTTGCAAGTCGCCAAAACTTCTTTGTTAGTTTAAGTGGTGACGATCATCAGTATTCTTTACCTAGCTATAAACGTGGGCGGGCCTTTGCCTATGCATTTAAAACTGTTAATCGTGCCGCAGAAGCAGCAGAACAATTTATTGCAGCAAGTCAAATTGTACTAGGACCGTACCAAAAAACTGTTTCGATGAGTAACGGCACAGCAAATCCTGTTGTTACTAACATAACCACTAGTACATTGCTAGACACTAGCTCTTTTGGTATCCGCTTAAGATTAACACTAGATCCAGCTAGTTTTAATATTGGATCAGATCCCTTTATTAATAAAAGTATTTTCCCAGGAAACTACATCATTGGTGCAAGCAGTGAAGCAGTAGGTCTAGTTGAAGCTATTACACTCGATGACGTGAATGGCTATGAATACTATGATATTACTCCAGTTGATTACGCTAAACCATATCGTATGGCAGTTGAACCAGAGCCGTTCAGCTATAATGCGTATGTAACCAGTGGTGGTGAAATTACCGAAGTAGCGTTCTTATTAGACGTAGCAGACAGCATTGACATTCCAGATTTTTGGATTGGTTACAAATTTGTCATCACTAATTCTAGTTACGGTGTCATAAGCTATGGATATATTTCTCGAATTATTCAAGAACTAGACGACGATCAAAACGTTAGAGACACTATTGTTGTTGAGTTTAGAGATGGTCTCGGATTACAAAATGGCGATGTTGTTGACTATGATAAGTGGCACGTCTATGCTGCCGACTTTGAATTAAACGAAGAGCTACAATGGGGCCAAAAACAGAACAAGAATCAATCTACTATTA